GGTAGTGGTGGAAAAAACGATCCGGATATTAAAACTATGCAAAAGCGTGATACTGGTTCAAGTCTATACTATAGCCGAGCAGCTGATAAGCTAAGAAAACAACTATCTAATATGAAAAAAGAAGCTACTATACCTGATGGTCAAACAGTAATGACTAAAAGTGATCCTGTTAAGAAAAACGATATGGATAAGTTAGCTAAGATTCGTAAAATGCTTGATCGTGAGAAGAAGAAATGATTAAGTTTAAGTCGTTCTATGAAGATATGTCTGGTATGTCAGTTAAGTCTGGCGACAAGCTATCTGTGAAGCAAGGAGCTGGAATGACAGCCCAAGGAGTTGCTAAATATAGAAGACGTAACCCCGGTAGTAAATTAAGCACAGCTGTTACAGCAAAGCCAAGTACTCTTAAACCTGGAACTAAAGCACACGGAAGACGTAAGAGTTTCTGTGCTAGATCTAGAGGATGGACTGGCGAACGCGGTAAAGCAGCACGTAGAAGGTGGAATTGCTAAGCTATGGCAGATGTAGATTGGAAAAAACGCCTCGACAGGATCGAAGAAAAGATGGATAAGATGAGTGAAGTCTTAATATCTTTGGCTCGATTCGAAGAGAAGATGGATGCTTATAACGAGTATCGAGAAAGATCATGGGAACGAATGAATAAGTTCTCAACTAAATTAGATAATATTGAAAAGAAGTGCGACGATAATGCTCGTACTGTACATACTATAAATAAACTATTCTGGGTAGCTATTGTTGCTATCGGGAGTGCAATCGCAGCTCAACTTTGGATGTAAGGAGATACACATGAGCAAATGGATCAAAAAGTTGACAGAGGCATATTCCGAAGTTAACGAAAACACAAAAATGGCAAACGCTAAAGCACTAGCTAAAGCAACTGCTTCATCAGAAAAAGGTAAGGCAGCTGTAACGCTTCCTAAAGCACCTTTTGATATTCCGAAAAAGGCAGAGAAGATGCCTATCGCGAAAAAAGATGTAAATGAATTAAATAAATCAACTCTTAGCAGCTATATTAAAAAAGCTGCTGATGACGGGGCAAGGAAAAGGTTTCAAGACGTTAATATATACAAAAGAATGGGCGATGATGAAAATGCAGCTAAATCTGCAAAGAAAGCAAAGAACAGAACAGCCGGTATTGCTACAGCTGCTGATAAGTTAGCTAAAGAAGCTATGGACCCAGTAAACCATAAAGCACTTAAAGGTAAGCATAAAGATAGAGATGATACAGATATTGATAACGATGGCGATACAGATGCATCAGATAAGTATCTACACAAGCGTCGTAAAGCTATCTCTAAGAATGTTAAAGGTGGAGACGAAGTAGAAATGAATCCTAAAAAGAAAAAAGATAAAGGCGCAGCTACTGCTAATGCAGATGCAGAGATGGCAGAATCAACATTGCCTTCAGTGTATGCTCGTATCTTAGAGAACCGTGCTGCTCATTATAAGAAAGCTGCACCAGCTCAAGATAAAGAAGATGGTATGGCTCCTATGACTAAGAAAGCAAAAGCTGATATGGAAGCTGGTGCTAAGATGGACGACACAGAAGAAAAAGGTCATGTAGATGCAGCTAAAGCTGGACGTGCTGGACCTGGTCGTAAGCCAAGACGTAATGATAATATGAAAGGTGATAAAGCAATTATACCTTCTGCTACTAAAATGAAAGAAGCATTTGATGCAGTATATGATACATCAACGTCACCTCTTATCTTTGAGAAAACATCTAGTCTTAAAGTTAATAGAAATCAGATCGGTCGTTCAGCAGAGGAATTGGGTGGAAGTGGAAGTTTAGGACATGGCGCTCATGACTTAATGCATCCAGATGACACTAATGGTGCTAGTGCTTACGGTCATGTTGACAAAAAGACAAAGGAGTTCAAGGCTGTTCAAGTTAAGTTTGGTCATAGCACTTCAGCTCAGAAAGTAGCAAAAGCTATGGGTCATAAAGAAGTCGGTCCACACCATCATGCAATCGCTGATTATCACAATGACACTAATAAAGCGTTCATGGGTCAAAAAGCCGGTGATAAAGCGTAGATTAATAACTAAGTAAAGGATAAAAAATGGCTATTAAACCTCCCTCATGGTGCTCAAGAGCTGTTCCAACTACTCGTGGATGGAAACACTGGGCAACATCTGAAATTTTACTAAACAAATCGTTCACACAAGAACAGATTGATGAATTTTACGGAGAAACAACTAAAGCTGAACCAGAGGTAGTTGCTGTACCTGAGGAAGCACCATCTGAATTAGACGCAATGTCTAAGAGAGAGCTTGAAGAGCTTGGCAGAGAACATGGTGTTGAATTAGACAGACGCTCTTCTAAAAAAGTTCTAGTTGAACAAATGAAAGATATATTAGACGTCTAAATAGGTACAAAGGCCTATTGGAGTTGCTATGATTAAACTGACTGAAGAGAACCTTCATCTCTACGCTGCTAAGCATTACTATAATCCAAAGTATATTGATGCTGAGGAGTTTACGGAAGAGCTAAAAAGGTTTAAGTATATAAAGAGATTATTTAATCGTTATATTGAGACTGGTAAATTATCTGAACGTTTAATATTAAATCATCTTGTGATTATGTTTAACGTTTTTGGTATGGAAGCAGGTTTAAATATCTTAGAGCTGAAACTACATGAGAAACATTGGGAACTAATTAATCCGTTCCTTGTGTTTCTTAATGCAGTTCCTAGTCATAAAGACATTGAAATGAATCAAACAGTAGTAGATGCACTAAGGAAAATTTAATGGGTATTTTAAAACGTGCTGGTGATCTAGTATATACCTTTAGGTTCTTAAAATTGTTAACAACAAGTTTTAAAGACACTGAAGCATTTAAGCTAGGCATCATCGATGAAAAAGGTAAGAAGCTAAGAAAGCCTGAGTCATCAGAAGATAAAAGTGCGTATACTCCTTTCAATAGGCTGGTTTATAATATTAAGAAGTTAATCCCTGGTGGTAAGCTAGGTTCATATGCTAGTGCATTGTATATGATAAAAGAGCATTTCTCTATATCAGAGAAGAAGATTCAAGAGGCTCTCCAAGAGGTAGGAGTAGATCACCTAGATTTACTAACAGAGAGCTCTAAATGGTTTGTACTAGAAGATGGTAGAATGTCTCCAGGTCAATATAAAGTATCTGCAGACAAATTATTAAACGTCTCTATGGATGAGATGGTTAGAAGAAAAGATACGGTTATAGCAGACGAAGAATGCTATCCAGTTGGTAATATATTCGGTATTGATGTATATGAAATGACACATAGAAATACTAATCAAAAGGTTTATGTTACTGTAGAGGAGCTTTTAATATGAAGGAAAACTTTAAAGACGGAAAGAATCCTCAAGATAAAGGTGATAGTGCTAGACATGGCATTCCAAAGAAGTCATCTATATCAGCTCTTAAGAAGATTCGTTCTTCATCTACAGCAAGTAAACGTAAGAAACAATTAGCACATTGGCAGATTAATATGCGTAAAGGTAAAAGTAAAACAAACGAAGATGCAGCAGCTGTGAATACAGGAGTTATTCCTAATCCAGCAACTACAGTCATGGGTAAAAAACCTAAAGAGATAAATGTAACAGATCGTAGACGTAAAAAAGGTACAACTGTATTATTGAAACGATTTAGAACCTATATGGACTCAGTAAAATAATGGCTAAGCTATACTTAATTCTATTTCTTGCTACGTTGATGAGTGGGGTCGGTTATGCTGGCTACAGTTATTATATGTGGTCTCAAGAGACTATGAATACATTACGTGAAAATAATGTAAAGTTAAAGTCAGCAGCAGAGACTCTCCAAGCAACTGTAGAGAAGATGGCTGCAGATCAAAAGAAAAACGAACAACTAAATAACGATTTAACCAAAAGATTGCAGCAATCACAACAGCACTTAGATAAACTAAGAGGTGTATTTGCTAAGATCGACTTGACTATGGAGGCATTAACAAATGCACAAGGACTTGAAGACAGAGTTAACAAAGCCGTCAACAGGCTTATTCAACGGATCGAAAAAGAGACTACTCCTCCTAGCGACGCTCCCGATGTTGCTGACAGCGTGCCTGGGGAGGCCTCCTGAGCCAGAAGTAGTTACTCAGACTAAATATCAAGAACAAAATATTCCTATCCAGGAGAGACCTAAATCAGTAGATTTTCCTCCTGTTGATTGGTTTGTGATTACAGAAGAGAACTTAGACGAGAAGCTAGCTGAGATTGATACAAAGACTGGCAACGTAGTTCTATTTACTATCACACCAAAGGGTTACGAGAATCTAGCTATTGGTATAGCTGATCTACGTCGCTATGTTAAAGATCAACAAGCTATTATTGCTTACTATGAAGAAGCTTTAACACCTACTGAACCTGAACCAGTAGTAGAAGAAAAATAAAAAAAATATTTTTTCAAAAACCTGGGAAATAACAGTTTCACAGGACTCGAAAGTAATATATAATACACTAACAAAATAACAATCACTGATAACCTGTGTGAGAATATGCTTACACGGGCACAAATTCTTTTCCCGAGAGGTCTAATAAATGCTAAAAATCGTTCAATCAAATCGCGAAGTCGATACAAGACATGTCATGTCACAAGCCAAATTCTACGAAGGGTATAGTAGGTGGGATGATGAAAAAGAACGATATGAATCTTGGGACGAATCTGTAGCACGTGTGATGGATATGCATCGTGGCTTTTACTCTGAGAAAATGTCTCCAGAATTATCTTTATTGATTGACGAAGCAGAAGCAGCATATAAGCTTAAGTATACTCTCGGTGCTCAACGTGCATTGCAATTCGGTGGTGATCAATTACTAAAGCATCAGATGAAAATGTATAACTGTACATCTACCTATGCTGATAGACCAAGATACTTCTCTGAGTTACTATACATTCTATTGTGTGGTGCTGGTGCTGGCTTCTCAGTACAAAAGCATCATGTAGCTAAAATGCCAGATCTACAAGAACGTAAGAAGCAAGCTAAAGGTTGGGTAGTAGAAGACTCAATCGAAGGTTGGGCTGATGCTCTTGGTGCTCTTATGTCATCATACTTTGTTGGCGGAGGTCAGTTTCCAGAAGTAGAAGGACGTAAAGTTTACTTCGATATTAACCAAGTCCGTCCTAAAGGTGCAATGATAAATGGAGGCTTCAAAGCCCCGGGACCTGAACCGCTCCGCAGGGCTCTCGATAAGATTGAGCACCTAATACAAACTCGTATCTTAGCTGGTGAAACTCGTTTACGTCCTATCGATGTGTATGATATCTCTATGCATGCAGCTGATGCTGTACTTGCTGGTGGTGTTAGACGTTCTGCTACTATTGCTCTGTTCTCATACGATGACGAAGAGATGATGAAAGCAAAAACAGGTAACTGGTTTATGGATAACCCACAGCGTGGTCGTTCAAACAACTCTGCTGTAATAGTACGCGATGAGATTAGTAAAGAAGACTTCTCTAAGTTTATGAGCTCAATCAAAGAGTTTGGTGAGCCTGGATTCTACTTTGTAGAAGATAAAGACTTCACAACTAACCCTTGTGTTGAGATTGGCATGTATCCTCAGATTGATGGTGAGTCAGGATGGCAAGGATGTAACCTAACAGAGATCAATGGCGGTAAATGTAAGACACCAGAAGAGTTCTACAAAGCTTGTCGTGCAGGTGCTATTATGGGTACTCTACAAGCTGGTTATACTGAGTTCAAATACCTATCAGAAACATCTAGAAAGATCTTTGATAGAGAAGCATTGCTTGGTGTATCTGTAACGGGTTGGATGAACAATCCAGAAGTACTATTAGATGCTGATATTCAGAAGCAAGGTGCTGAGATTGTAAAGCAAGTAAACAAAGAAGTATCTGCTCTTATTGGTATTAATCAAGCTGCTCGTACTACATGTGTTAAGCCTTCTGGTAATGCTTCTGTATTACTTGAGACTGCATCTGGTATTCATGCTGAGCATTCACCTCGTTATATTCGTCATATCCAGCTTAACAAAGAGACAGAAGTTGCTCAACTAATTGCTAAGACTAATCCTTATATGGTAGAAGAGTCTGTATGGAATGCTAACAATACAGATTACTGTGTTGCTTTCCCAATCATTGCTCCGGAAGGTTCTTTGTATAGAGATGAGCTATATGGTACTGACTTATTAGAAAAGGTATCACTAGTACAGAATAACTGGGTAGAGGCGGGCACAAACGTGGATCTCTGCGCTGATGCACGTATTAGACATAACGTTTCTAATACTGTTACTGTTATGCCTCATCAGTGGACTCAAGTAGAAGATTATGTTTATAAGAATAGACATTCATTTGCTGGTATATCTTTCTTAGCTGGTATGGGTGATAAAGACTTTAACCAAGCTCCAATGACAGAAGTACTTACAGAAGATCAAATCGTTAACCGCTATGGTAAAGCTGCTTTGTTTGCATCAGGCTTGATTGTAGATACTCGTAAGTCTGGTTTCCGTGATCTATGGGATGCTACTATGCAAGCTCAAACACCTGCTGAGTATCGTGGAGAAGTGTCTGATCTAAATGCTGAGTGGATTCGTCGTTTCAAGAAGTTCGCAGATAACTACTTTATGAATGACTTAAAAGAAGCTGAGTATTGTCTCAAGGATGTTTTCTTGCTACATAAATGGACTAAGGCACAACAGAACCTATCACCTATTGACTTTGTATCTCAGCTAGAGGTTAAGAAGTTTACTGATGTAGATACTATTGGTTCAGCAGCTTGTGTTGGCGGTGCTTGCGAAATAACATTCTAAGGAGAAAGAATGGAAGAAGAATACTGGACGGAATGTGCAGCCTGCGATACAGAGTCGCAGGTGCTAGTAGTAGATAGTGAGGAGACTCCATTGTATTGTCCCATGTGTGGTAGTCCAATGCAGTATACAGTGCTAGAAGAAGAGTGATAAATAATCCCATCGAAAGGTGGGATTTTTTTTATGTGGACATATAATGATAATGAGTATGACGAAACGCCAGAAGAGTATCAAGGCTTTGTATACGTTATAACAGAACTAGATACTGATAAGAAATATATCGGTAAGAAGTTTTTCTGGAAACCAAAGACATTACCTATTACAAAGAAGCGCAAAAGACGTGTGAAAACTCGTGTAGAGTCCGACTGGCGTAAGTACTATGGGAGCTCTAAAGAGGTGCAGCAGCTATTGGAAATGAAGGGCTCTGATAACTTTAAACGTGTGATACTACGATTGTGTAAAACAAAGGGTGAATGCTCTTACTTTGAAGCTAAATATCAATTCGATAACGATGTATTATTGAGAGATGATTATTATAATGAGTTCATTGGCTGTAAAATACACAGCAAGCATTTAAAGGACATTGTATGAACATTCAACTAACTAAGGCTGCTGAGGATTACCTTAAAGACATGGGAGCTCCAAGGGTCTCCCTGGCTGTGAAGGGGGGAGGCTGTGCTGGCTTTCAATATGAATGGAGCCAGACTGATAAAGAACCTACTATAGGAAACCTCTATATTGATCCTATGGCTGAGATGTTCTTGTTTGGCTGTACAGTTGATTATGTAAAAGAGCTTGGAGGATCTTATCTTAAGATAGTTAATCCTAACGCAACAGCTAACTGCGGCTGTGGAGAATCTTTTGGAGTATAGTTAATTTAGTAGTTGCACATCTGAGCGATTACTATATAATACATTATAGATGATGTGGAGGTGGGATAATGATCCTTGTAGATTATAGCGCTATTGCTATTAGTAATGTAGTAACTCAAAAATTGGACATTGAAGAAGATTTAATTCGTCATATGATCCTTAACAGTCTTAGAATGCATAGAGCTAAGCACCGAGAAAAGTTTGGTGAGCTTGTATTATGTATCGATGGTTCTAAGAACTGGCGTAAAGAGGTTTATCCTCAATACAAACATAAACGTAAAGATGCTCGTAAAGAGTCTAAGATGGACTGGAGTGAAGTCTTTCGTATTATGAATATGGTCAAAGAAGAGATCAAAGAGAACTTCCCATACAAAGTAGTTGAGGTAGACGAAGTAGAAGCTGATGATATGGTTGGCGTACTATGTGACTATACTCAAGAGTTCG